GTGCGACCTGTCCCGCGGCGGCGGTGGCCGGCGCGGGCGGGGTCGGGGCCGGGTCGGTGGGGGCCGCGGGCGGGGTCGGGTCGGTGCTGGCCGTGGCCAGACCGATGGGCGCGGACGCGGTGGCGAGCGCGCCCCGGCCGCGGGCGGTGGCGATGTGGGACATGGTGTGGCTCCTCGAGGTGATGAGGGTTGGCCCTGCCGCGGCCGCGGCGGGGAGGTTCTTGGCGTCGAGCTCGACGTCGTCGACGCGGGAGTCGTCGAAAGCCGGGATGGCCACAAGCGACACTTCACGCAGCGTGCCCTGGGCGGCCGTGCCGGCCGGTACCGCGGGGTTGCGGGCGAGGGCTTGCCTGACGTTGTCGGCGAGCTCGACGCCGCCCGAGAGTCCGTCGCGGACCATGCGGAACGCGGACGCGAGGGCGGCGAGCGCCTCGGGGGTGTCGTCGACGAGGAAGGTGCCGTACAGTCCGTCGGGTCGCTCCTCGAACGCGGCGCCGTGGCCAATGACCCGGTTGGGGTCGTGCTCGATGAGGAGCTTGACGCGGGAGGGGTCGCTCCAGGAGATCGAGCCGGCGGCGTAGGTGACGCGGCCCAGGCTGGTGGTGCCCGGTACTCCCCACGGGACGACGAGGCCGGACAGAGTCCGCATACCCGTTGGCGCGGTCATCGCCGGACCAACTTCACCTTGAGCGCCTCGACCCTCAGCCTCGAGCCGGGGGCCCCGCACTTCTGCCCGTCGTCAACGGTGACCCATCCCACGTCCTGGACGTGGCAGGAGGTGATGGCCTTCAGGGCCGGGTCGGTGGAGGTGATCTGGACGCCGACGAGCCGCCGGCCGGGCTCGCCGGCGCCGAGGGTGGAGGGCTCGGTCCAGCCCTTCCGGTAGATCTTGGCGCGGATCTGGAGGTCGGCCCCGAACAGGGTGAAGGCCTGGAGCTCGCGGGATTGTCCGGTGGTGCCGATCACCCCATAGGTGCCGACGTAGTCACCCGAGGCGCGGGGTGTCCAGCCGATGCCCTGGACGAAGCCGAGGCCGCGCACCGGGGTCCCGGTGGAGGCATGGGCCGGGGTCGCGGTGCCGAGGGCGATCAGCAGCGCGAGCAGGGCCGAGGAGATGGCGCGGCGCAGGGTCATGGTTGCTCCTGGAGGGTCGGGGCGGGGGTTGCAGGCTGGAGGTCGTCGCCGCCGGCGATCGGGTCCAGGCCGAGGTAGAGCTGGCGGGCCTCGTTGACAGCGCCGAGGCCGGATGAGACCAGGAGGGCGGCGTCCGTGAGCCGGTCGGAGCGGGTGCCGGTGGTGAATCCATCGCGGTCGAAGCGCACGCTCCAGCCTCGCGGGGTGACGTCGGGCATAGAGAGGCGCTGCTCGATCGCCACCAGGTAGCCGGCGAGGGTGATGTCGACGAGGTTCTGCCGGTCGGCCTGGGTGGTCGAGTACGTCATGCCGGTCTCGCTGGGGGCGTTGACCTCGCGGGAGGGCATCCCAAGCAGCCGCGCGACCTGGACGGCGGCCTGTTGGCGGGCGGCGGTGAGGTCGAGCTCGGAGGGGTTCCACCCGAAGGGTTCGGCGCCCAGGGCCCGGTTGAGGTAGCGCACAGCGGTGGTGGCGTTGCCGCGGTTCCAGGAGTCCAGCGCCTTCTGGCCCTCGTCGGGGTCGATGACGTAGTCACCCTCGATGGGCCGCTTGTCGTAGAGCAGAGTCGAGGGCTGGGGAGACTTGGCGTACCGGACGACGGCGTCCTCGAGCGCGAGCGCGCCCCGAATCACCTGGGCACCAAAGGCGAGGACGCCCTCGTGCGGGCCGTCGAAGCGGATCATTTCGTCTGTGACGTCGTCGCCGTCGACGAACACACGCCCATCACGTTGGAGGGTGACGCGGTCGCCGCGGACCCACCTGGCATGGGCGGGGTAGCCCTGGGTGTCAACGTCGAGGACGCGCCACCAGGCGACGCCGCGGCACAGCAGGTCGTCGACGGTCCACGCCAGGGTGTGCTGGCGGGTCGTGGCCGGGTCGGGCTGGGTGAGCAGGGCCCGCGGGAGCCGTTCACGGCCTCGCCAGGCGACCAGGTCCAGGGATGCGATGGTGGTGCAGATGGTGTTACGGCCGCGCGCGAACGCGGGGACCTGCATGGCCTGTTTGCGGGTGATGGGGCCGGCGTCGGTGTTGATACCGAACGCGGCCGCAACCTCGGGCGGGAGGTCGGCGAGCTGGGCGACGTCGCCGGCGCGCAGCGGCAGCTGCACCAGGTCTGTGGACGTAGATGCGGCGGCCAGGAGGGTCGGGTCGGGCGCGGCGAGGCCGAGCGCCTGTGCCAGCGAGGACCAGATACCCACGCCCAGCAGAGTGGGCCTGGCTTGCGGGTGGGTTCTAGCAGAGCCGCCCTGACGCTAAACGGCGACGTCGGGCTCGGGGAGGTGTTTGGCGTGGTCGTGAGCCCACAGCGCGCAGGTGAGGGCCTCCAGGGCAGCGATGGACCCGTCGGAGGCCTCGCGGCCCCACGCCCACCCGCCGTCGGAGGTTTTGCGTTTCCCGACAACCTCGACGGCGGCCCGTAGGTGCTGCTCGTCGTCGTCGTCGTGGGTGAGGAGCTGCTCGAGGAGGAGGGTGAGGACTTGGGCGCAGCCGGTGGAGTACTCCCCGACGGTGAGACGGTCGACGCGGCGACGGTGGACCCGCTCCAGTCGGTCGACAACCTCGAGCACAGGCCCAGCGCCGGCGCACGCGGTCGCGGCATACCGGCGGGCGGTGCGCTCGCGGTGGATGAGATCCTCCCCGCCGACGGTGCCGACCTGGTGGGCCATGACCTTGGCGTAGGGGCGTCCGGTGTGGTCGCGCCAGGCCGCGACCAGGGCGACGTCCTCGCCGTCGACGCCGACGGCGACGCCCAGGCCGGCGGTGGGGGGTGGCTGCTCGAGGTCGCCGGCGGCGTCGTCAAAGACGGCCAGGGGGATCAGTGCGCGGGCGGTCTTGGACCAGTAGTTACCGAAGGCGCGTAGGACGCCGTCGACGCCTCCCTCGTCCTGGTCGCCGAGCATGGCCCGGACAGCGGCGGCGAGTGCGTCGGTGCGTAGGGAGTACCCGCGGGCGGGGTTGTAGTGCGCGAGTAGCTGAACGGCCTCATCGAAGGCGGGGCCGTAGCGGCCGCGGCCCAGGAGCTCGCGGAGGGTGGGTTCAGCCTCGTCGGGGATACCGAAGTCGACCAGGGCGACGCCGCCGTCGACGCCGAGCTTGACGGCCTCCCGTCCCAGGGAGACGTATCCCCAGAACCATGATGAGGTGAGAGTGCCGGCGGTCGAGATCATGGCCAGCTGGCCGCCGGTGGTGTTGAACGTCGGCAGGATCGAGTTGTCCAGGGCGAGGCCGGTGACGGGGTCGATACGCCAAGGCTCGTCACAGGTGACACGCTCGTTAGCCTTGCCGTCGAGGCCGCCCTCGTTGGGTGGGAAGCATCGGAGGCTCGCGTCGGTCGAGCCGGTCCAGTAGATGCCCTCGGAGCCTTGGGAGGCGCGGACCTTGGCCAGGCGCCGGAACGGGGAGCGGCGCCACCGGGCGCCCCATTCCTCGACGACGGTGTCGCGGGCGTGCTGGCGGGTCTGGGCGGTGAACCAAACGCGGGACAGTGGCCGGACCATACAGCGATGTACCGACACGGCCGACTCTCCCGAGGTCTTGCCGGCCTGCCGTGGAATGTGGTTGACCAGGGTGCGGTAGGCCCACCCGGTGCCGTCCTCCCTCATCTCAGTGTTGAGCCGGTGCCAGAGCACCTGGTGAGGCATCGGCTCGTGGCCCCACAGCGCCTTGTGGACCTTCCAGACGGCCGCGGTGTAGTGCGCCCTGCCGGGGGTCGGGGCCGTGAGGTAGCGGGCGCCTGGGTGTGCGGCGAGCGCGTCGAAGTCGAGCGTCGTCAACGTGTCGCGCCCGGATCCGTGCGCGACGTGTCGCGCACGCCGGCGAACTCGACCCATGCCCGTTGGATGCCTCCAGAGCCGGGGAACACATCGACGAACTCGTCATGTGGGCGCGCCCCGAGGAGGTGAAACATCCACCTGGCGAAGCCGGCGGGCTTGGCGCCGATGACGCGGGCGGGGTCGGTGCGTCGCGCCGTTACGCCCAGGGTCAGCACGTCGACGCGCGACGTGTCGTGCAGGTCCTGGGCGACGGGTCGTGGGTTGACGTAGATGAGGGGTTCCCAGGCGTTGAGCGGGAGCCGAGCCGTCGCGTGCGGCCGCGCGTTGCGGACCCAGCACGCCACGCGGGCCCCTGGAGGGCAGAGCGCGAGGACCTCGGGCAGGGCTCGAGCCGAGGTGGAGAGCGCCCAGGTGTCGAAGCCATCCGATAGAGACTCGATCAGTGCCTGGTGGTCGACCTCGCCGGCGTAGTCCGGGTGGCCTGCGTAGTAGCGCCTGGACAGTCCGGGATAGGGCGGGTCGGCATAGGCGATCCGTCGCGCGTCGACGGGCGAGGTGTCGCTCGAGCCGGGCGCGACGCCCACCGCGCGCCGGAATCGCCATTGCGCTTGTCTGCAGGACTTGCTGCATGTGGTTGCGTCGCGCCGGCGCGACTCGACGGGTCGCTTGCACCAGGTGCAGAGTTTCACTCCTCATCGCCTCGCGGCTGGAGGTCGGTCTCAGCTTTCCCGAGCTCGCGGAGTGCCTCGACTACCTCGTCGACGACGCCGCCGGCGCGGGCGCGGGGGTCCAGGCCGAGGCGGGTCAGCTGCTCGGAGAGTTGGCGGCCTGCCTGGGCGGCGGCCCACACGTCCTCTTTCCGGGCGGCGACGTCGACCATTGCGGCGAGCTCGCGGGCGAGGGCGGCGGCGCCGGCGTCGAGCTTGGTGTCGAGGCTGCCAGCTTTCTGGCCTTCCCGGATCGCGCCGTCGACGGCGAGCTCGACGCGGTAGCGTCGGCGGCGGCCGCCGATGATCGCCAGCGTGCCCTGGCCGGCGCCTGGTGCTGCACGTCGCTTGCTTGCCATCGTCGCTTGTCTCGCGCTTCTCGTCTGGTTTCGCGCGTATCGCGCGTGTCTTTCGTTTCGGGGGCCTCCCCTTGGGGGGAGAGAGGCGGACAGAGGTCTGTCCCGGGTGGCGCGGCCCCGACCCAAAAAGTGGGGGACCAATCGGGGCCGCGCCGGTCTGGTCCGGTCAGTCCTCGTCGACCCGGGCGCGGGCCTTGATCTCGTTGATCCGCTGCGCGTAGGCAGGGGTGCCCGGCTTGGTGGGGTCGCCGGGGTCGACGTCGCCGGTGGCGGGGCGGGTAGCTACGCCGGACTCAGGGTGGACTACCTCGTCCACCGGGGGCGTGTCCGGGGTGGGGTCCTCGCGGGTGGGGGTGTCCTGGTCGGGGACGGGGGCGGGGTCGCTCATGGGGGGTGTCCTTCCTAGGGGGTATGGCGGTGGCGTTCCCTGGCTGCTTGCCAGAGGTGTGCGAGCTCGCGCCTGGTGCAGGCGCGCAGCTGGGCGGGGGTGGTGGACAGGGTCAGGGCGAGGACGGTGAGGCCGGCGGGGCCGAAGGGTCCAGGGCACCGACCTCCCCGGAGATCTCGTCGGCGGCGTCCTGGGCGGCCTCGACCACGGTGGGCTGCTCGTCGTCGTCCTCGTCGACCAGGTCGTCGTCGTCG